AGATTAGTGTTGGTTTAGATGATGTTGTTTTCTATTTAGACTTTAATACAGAGAAAAAGATAAAGTTTGTTAGATATGAGATGTCTGAAAGATTAGAAGAGCTTGCAAGCAAATGTGTTAGGTCAAAGGATGAAAAAAGAAAAGTTAAAAAACTTTCATATTATTACGGTTTGTTCAAAAGAAATAACTATAAGGAAAAAGTGTTAGAAGAGATAAAGAAGAATATATTGTAAAAACTTTAAAAAAGAGGAGAAGAAGATGTTATTAAGAAATATAGAAATTAAATCAGCGTTCGATAAGTTTTGTAATTGTCATACATGTTTCGTTAAGTTGCCGTTAGTTACAGCAGCATTAGTAGCTTTGGTTGTATTATTGTCAGGGTGTTCTCCAAAGGTAGAAAACGGTTGGAGGATAATGAAAGACCCAAATTCATATAGTGTGCTGTTTAGACCTGACGGTAGTATGGTGTCAATCATTAAGTCTCAATGAGAACGATGCACGAGTCTAAGGAAAACCTTAGCAATGAGCAGGAAGTAAAGCAGGCTATAGAGGACATGTTTCATGTGGAACTAAAGAAGCTGCCTATAAGTTATAGAATGGACTTCATGGCGTTTAGAGATGACAAGCCTACTTCAGTAGTTGAAGTTAAGTGTAGAAAGAAAGCCTCTAGTACGACTTATCCTTGTTTTATGTTAGCGCTAGGTAAGTGGAACGCAGGCATTGATTACACAATTAAGAATAATATAAGGTTTTTTCTTGTTGGTAAGTATTTAGATGGAATATTCTATTACAAATACAAGTCAACGGACAAAGTGGATATTAAGTGGTTTAGCGGTAGAAAGGATAGAGATGACCCTGATGACAAAGAGCCTTGTGTTTACATTCCTATGGAGCTATTCAAAAAGCTATGAAAAGAATAATTGAAAGAACTAAAGAGAAGCGACACATTATTGAGTCTATGATAGTTAGTCACTTCAGTCAGTTCCCTAATGATGAGAAAGCTATTATTGAGATAAGGCAAGACAAAGATAACAGGTCCACCAAGCAGAACAGATTGTATTGGGAGTGGGTTAGTGTCATAGGAAACGAATTAGGTTACACTAAAGACGAAACCCACATGCTACTCAGAGATAAGTTCCTTGGATACAATGAGGTAACACCTAAGTCAGGTGAAATTATAAGAGAACTACGCTCAACAACTAAGCTGAAGTTGGGAGAGTTTAAGGATTACCTAGAACAGATTGACATGTTTGTTGCTCAATATGGTATTATCTTGCCAAGACCTGAAGATTTATACTACGAATCAATGGGCATTAAATCATGACAGAAGACATAGACGCTTTAGATTTAAACGACTTTCATCCTGAAGACTTCATGGAGTTATATGTCTGTGCTTTGTTATTGATGGCAGAAGACGGAGACGCAACAGTAAGAGACGCACATAATGGCGTTGAAACCCTGAGAGAACAACTAGACTTTGAGCTAGCACTTGTTCCACCTCAAGAGGAGTTACACTAATGATGGGAAGACCAACAAAATATAACGAAGAAATACAAGTAAAAGCAGACGAGTATTTAACTAAGTGGGAAGAGTTAAAAGAGGCAGTTCCTACAGTGGCAGGACTCTCTTTATACATAGATACACCTAAGTCAACGATGGTAGATTGGGGCAAGAAGTTTCCTGACTTTTCGTATACGTTAGGGAAGGTTAAGACAACACAAGAGTTTGCGTTAGTAAATAAAGGCTTAAAAAATGAGATTAACGCTAATATTGGTAAGTTCATGATGTACAACCATGACTATAAAGAGAAGTCAGAACAAGACCTAATGTCAAGCGATGGTTCAATGCAACTTCCTACAAGAATTGAAATCGTAGGTTACGGTGAAGATGACTACACAGACGACGATTGAAGAACCTGAAGTAGAGGAAATAGAAGAAGAGGTAATAACTTCACAGATAAAAGTACCTCCTAAGCTAAAGCCTATATTCACAGGTGAAGCGCGATACCGTATTGCGTTCGGAGGTAGAGGCTCAGGCAAGACAAGAACCTTTGCATTAATGACTGCAATACGTGGTTATGAGTGGGGTAGAAAAGGTAAGAGTGGTCAGATACTATGTGGTCGTGAGTTTATGAACTCATTAGAAGATTCCTCACTAGAAGAGATTAAGACAGCGATTAGGTCAGTTCCTTGGTTAGAAGCCTATTATGAAGTGGGCGAGAAATACATCAGGTCTAGGGATGGACGCATTTCATATACATTTGTAGGTTTAAGACGCTCACTAGATGCTATTAAGTCTAAAGCTCGTATATTGTTGGCTTGGGTGGACGAAGCGGAACATGTCAGTGAATCTGCTTATATGAAACTCCTGCCTACGGTGAGAGAAGAATCTAGCGAGGTGTGGATTAGTTATAACCCTGAATCTAAGTACAGCGCAACACATGAACGCTTTAGAGTGAACACTCCTAAAAACGCTAAGATATGCGAAATCAATTATTCTGATAACCCGTGGTTTCCTAAAGTGCTTGAAGAACAGAGACTTGAAGACAAAGACAAACGTATTGACATGTATGACCACATTTGGAAGGGTGGGTTTCTAGTATTCAGTGAGGGCGCTTACTATTCTACAGAAATGAGACGCTGTAGAGACGAGGACAGGATTACAGAGGTTAGATACAATAGAGATAAGCCTGTAATAACGGCATGGGATTTAGGCGTAGGCGATTCAACAGCGATTTGGTTTGCACAATTCATAGGAACAGAAGTACACGTTATTGATTATTATGAAGCCTCAGGTGTAGGATTAGACCACTATGTTAGGAAACTGCAAGACAAAGGTTATATCTATGACCAACACATATTGCCTCATGACGTTAGAGTTAGAGAGCTAGGTACAGGCAAGTCAAGACTAGAGACATTAGATAGTTTAGGTATTAGGAATGTAGAGATAGCTCCTATGCTAATGGTAGACGATGGTATTCAACAAGTTAGGTCGCTATTAGACCGATGTTTCTTCGATGAGAAAAAATGTGAAAAGGGCATTGATTGTCTGATAAACTACAGTCGTGATTACGATGAAAACGGTAAAACATGGCGTTCTCGACCTAGACACAATTGGTCAAGTCACGGTGCGGACGCATTTCGTTACCTTGCTATAGGCTATAGACCTATGACTCAATCATGGGGCAAACCATTGAAAAGGAATATTAGAGGTGTAGTTTAATATGGGATTGTTAGATGGGCAGACAAATAAAAAATCATGGCTTGACCCTCAAACAGGGCTTATCTTCCATAACGCTAAATACAATTGGAATAACACAGACCCTTTTATTGAAACCCCTACGACTGAAGGTTTCGTTGTAGGTGAAGACCTAAGCACATTTACAGATATAACCCCTACTATTCAAGCTGCATCCCCTGCAGGACTATTAGAAGAAGATTTAGAATCTCTTGTACTAGAAGAGATAACAGAAGAAATACCCGAAACACTACTAACACCACAAGAAGCTCCTGTAGAAGATACACCTATTGATTTTGAAGCACTACGAAACAATGTTAATGTAGGTCTACAAGGTGTCAATCAGTTCTTTCATGGTGTTATCGATAAAGAGTTCGATGGCGGATTCATGGGCTTTAACCCTGTGAACAACATGGCTCACTCTAAGATTGGCGAACACATGAGAATGTATGAAAACCCTGACAAAATCACACAAGACATGGTTGATAACACTAGAGCAATGATTATTGACAAGGCAGGCTCACAACTTGGTCCTGAGAAGACAGCATATATCCTAGAGAGGTTTAATCAGTATGTTCTACGAATAACAGCTTATCAAGAAGCTATGGGTGGGCGTTAATGGCAACAGATTTTAGTGGTATTTCAGATGACGATTGGTGGGAATCCGACTATTTCGATGCAGAAGACTATGCTAATGTACACGGTACTAGCAATGTAGGCGACTTCTCTTGGGGTGGCCAAGACATGTGGAACACCTCTCCTTCACAAAGTAATGACATGCACGGTCTTCTCGGTGGTGGTTTCAATGAGTACGATGGTACAACAGGTGAAAATGTTTTTGGTGGTAATCAAGATTTACTACAAGTATTAACACCTGTTGAACAAGCCTACAAAAATGTTGTAAATCGAAATAATAAGAGTAGAAACAGATTAGCCCAAAGGTTCAACCAAAACAACACTATTAAAAATGTAGATGTTACATCTCCTCTAACTCAGGTAGGTAATGCCTTCGGCACTTTTGGCGACAACATTCTTAAATACAATGAAATTGCAGGAAAAGGGCTAATAGATATAGGTAAATCTGTACCTGCTGCTTATGCTCGTGGTGCAGGCAACTTGGTTAAGTTTGGAAAGACTTTAGGAAACGTAGCGTCAGGCACAGAGTTTTTTGATGAGAATGACCCTGAGTTTCATCAACCTCAAATGGATTACAATTATCCTATGCTTGGTAAGACAGCAGAGGTGTTAGGCTCTTATTTAGGTGGTGCAACAGGTGGTGTTAAATTCGCACAAGGGCTTGGCTTAAATCATCTTGGACAATATGGTGGTGCAATTCTTGGTGGTACAGCTACTACAGACCCTACAGAGGGTAACTTGTCTACTATGGTTCAAGGAACAGATTATGCGAACCCTGTAACTGAGGCTTTCTCTTCACAGGTGAGCCCCGATGCTAGTTCTTTAGATAAATTAGGTGCTTATGCAAAGAACTTTGCAGAGGAAGGAATACTAAGTGGTCCGATAGATTACGGTATTAATAAGTATTTACAGAGCAGAAAAGCAACAGCTACAACTCCAAAAGACGATATTGCAGGTTTATTAGACGTTGAAAGAACAGGAGACAGACTTGGAATATTAGGTGATGAAAAGCCAACACCACAGATGTCTTTAATTGATGTAACACCTGAACCTCAGATGTCACCTGCTAGTTTCCCTGAAGGTGGAGCTTATGGTTATCGTTCAGGAAGCTCAGTATATGACACACCTGACCTGACTAAGCAAAATGAGGGAATTTTAGGCAAGGGTCATTATTTGTTTCTTGATGAACAAACCGCTAAAAATTATCCCGGTGCTTATGAAACTAGGTGGCAATATACTGATGATTATATTGAGAAAACAATTAATTTCGGTCATGAACAACAATCAAAGACGGTTAGAGATGCCATAGACCCACTAATTGCCAAACATAACATCGATACGGAAAGTATATTTGGTGGCACAGGTGTTGATTACGATATGGCTTACAGACAGTTGTCTGAAGTAATGGGAGAGAGAAATCTACAAGACGCTCTGCGAAGTAAAGGAGTTATCGGAAACAGAGGCAAGATAGGGCAAGGGGCGAATGATGGGTCTACTGTTTCCATATATCACCCTGAAGATGTAAGAAAAGTAGTAGACGCAGACACTAGATTAGCACTTAATGTTGAGAAGGCAGAACAGAAGGCACTTACTGCTGAAAGAAGAGCAGTAGTCGAACTTAATAAACCACAAGCAGATAGAGATGACCTAAACTTATTCTCTATGTTAGAGCAAGAATTAAATAGACTACCACAAGAAACAAATACTGCTGAAAACGTAAAGACCTATCTTAGTAAGAAAGGCGTTAAAACAAATGAGATGGAAGATACAGGTCTTTTAGCCTACTTGGATGCGAAGATAGCTAGTGGCGAGAAAGTTACTAAATCAGACCTATTAGACCACTTTGCAGCTAACAAGACAAAGCTAGATGAAGTGGAGTTAGGTAAAGGTGTATCTCAGCACGACCTTGACGAATACAATGCAGCCGCTAATTCTTTGAGGCTTACTAGACCGCAAGACTTCCCTACTAACGCTACAGTTGCGCCTAGACATCCTGAAGCCACAACAAACGAAACAGCGACGTTTATGAAAAGTCTTAGCGACGGTCATGTAAACGAACTTGACGAGCTTAACAAGTATTTAAATGCACCTATGGCAAGCACTACTCAAGCTCTACATGAGATGGTTGAAGAAGCAGTGCGTAAAGGAACATTGGACACGTTGCCTAATAGTGTGATGAACAAAGTAAAATCGGCTGCAACTGATATGTTTGACGCTAGGTATCAAGCTAAACCTATGTATGAGTGGACTGTTGGAAGGACCGATACAAAGTATGTTGTAACAGGAAATGAGCAGCAAGGATATGTTGTAAGAGGACCTGATGAGTTTGTGAGTTATACGCCTAATACCCTTCACCAAGCAGAAATAGTTATTAATGGTCATGCTACACAAAACAACTATTTCCCGGATTTAGGCGACCCAACAAAACACACAGGGTTTCAAGGTTACACTACACCTAACTTAGATGAGAAATCTTATAGAGAGGTGTATATACAATCCGAATCAAAAGGTGGCGGTCCTTTCACAG